CCAGAACTACGCAAACTTGCACAGAAACTGTATGCTGACAACAAGCCTGACGTATGTATGGTGGAGAAGAAGGCTAGTGGACAGTCACTCATACAAGATATGCGAAGAGCAGGACTACCAGTGATGGAATACACACCAGATAGAGATAAGGTATCCAGAGTTTACGCAGCATCCCCTATCATGGAAGCAGGTAGAGTATGGATACCCACCAACAAGAAGTGGTCAGAGGATCTCATAGAAGAATTAATACGATTTCCAAATGCGGCCCATGATGATCAGGTAGATGCTATGACAATGGCTATACACTACATGAAGGAGTCATGGCATCTAGAACACCCCGATGATCCTGAGTGGGAAGATGAGCCAAAGCAAGCTAGTAAAACTTATTGGACGTTTTGATTTGCCGATATAAAAAAACTGTGGTATAATAACGTCAAAGGATTAATGGGGAAACTATGGGCATAGTAACTGAGTTATTTAAATTAGGTATGAAGACTGCTGTTAAACAAGCAGACGAAGTTGTGCCTAGAGTTGTATCTCAGATAGATGAAACTTCTGACATTCTTAAAACTTTAGGAAGAAAAGAAAGTGATATCTCAGACTTTCATTCTAAATATTTTAGAGGTGATCATAAAGAAAGATACCGTAGTAAAGATTTACAAGAAGAAGCTATAAAATTAAATGAAGGTTTAATAGGTTTAGATGATTTCATAAAATCAAGAGATACAATAAAACCTCTAAAAACTTATGGTACTGTTCCTCCTTTAAATAAACAAACAGACGAAGCTGGAAAATTAATAGCACCTGATGTCTTTGATTCTATAGAAATTGTAGGACCATTAGGAAAAGATAAGGTTGATAAATCTGGTATCATTGGTGTTAATAAAAATATTAAAGAAGGAGAAAGAGTTACATCTCGTTTTGATATTGATGCATATAATATGTATGATAGATACATTGCTGCTATCCAGACAAAAGTAAAAGGTAAGTTTAAACTTAAAGGATATTCTCCAACTGCTGTATTAAAAGATGTTAAATTTAACTACAGACCTAATCAAGCTTTTGCTATTGCACAAGGAAAAGGTAAATCTCCTTTTGCTACAATGGAAGGAAATTGGAAGAACTTAACTCCTGAAGAAACTCATAAGTATGCAAATAAAAAGATAGAAACAAAAGAGTGGACAGAAGTAGGATTTGATCCAGCAGGAAGATTATCATTTTATAATAGAGCTACAGGTGAACCAGTATTTAATGCAGAAGAAGTTATACAAGTAGGAGCTATGCTTCTGGCAAGAGGAATAAAGAAACCAACAAAGAAACAACTTGAGAAACTTAATATTGAAACTAAAGCTGGAGAAATAATTAGATATAAAGAAGGTGGTCAAGTATTACCTATCATAGAAAAGAACATAGGGGGACAAGTCTTAGAAGGACTTGATGGAGAATATATGAGGCAAAGAAATTCAAAAGAAAAATTAGAAGGTATAATGGGAATACCACAAATACAACCACGACAGTACGGTGGTGGTCTTGATGATGCCTACATGAACAGACGTAGTGCCTTTGCTGCTCCTGATGCTAACAGTGCTTTTGCCTCACCTATGGGTCGGGGTGGTCTTCCTACGATCTATAGAGCAAATGGTGGTGACTATGAAGCTGATGACTATGGTAATTATAGTCAAGCAGATTTAGATGCAGCTATGGATACCTCTAATGCTGATACTGCTGGTGATTTTGGAGATGAAGGTGGATCTTATCAAAAGCAAATGGAAGCAGCTTTAAGTGGACAAGCACCCGGTACATCTAAAACAGCCGATGAATTATTAGAAGATACTTCACTTGGATATACTCCATTCGAACTTGCTACAATATATAGAGGAAAAGAAGGAAAAGATAATCAAGACACTGCAAGAAGAATGTCTGACAAAATTTTAGATGACGGTTCTAGAACTGCTTTAATGAATGCCTTGTATGGAACAGTAAGTGGGAAGGGTGGTTGGCATGGTGTTGAAGAATTTATAGCTAATATGTCTCCTCAAGCACTTGCAAACTTTAATGCTGCTGCTAATGGAAAAAGTTTTGGTGGAGATATGGGAGCAAATGATTTTAGTAAAGGTTGGAGATTTGGTGGTCCAAAAGGAACACTTCAAGATATTTTAGAAAGAGAATTACAAGGTGAGGTTAATATTAATGATCTAGGAGAACAAGCTAAGTATAGAAAAACATATGAAAAAGAGTTTGAAAAAAGTCAACTATCAGGATTTGAATTAGAGGCAGCCGGGTTAAAGGATTTTGCTTCAGACATAGCTGATAAATTTTCTATTCAATCAAATTTAACAGATGACCCTTATATTATGGATGAAATAGCAGAAAGAGCAAATGCCGCAGGATTAAATTTTCAGCCTGTTAGTCCTTTTATGGCAGGATTAATGGATTTTGGTATTTCTGCTCTTGGTGGTTTGGTTTTTCCCGGTGCAGGTGCATTAGCTAAAGGATTATCTAATATGACAGGTGCTGGAAGAACTATAGGAACTGTTACTAAAAATGGTTTAAACTATAACTTAAGTGATACTGGAAAATTTTCTTTAAATACTGATCCAATATCACCTGATTATGGTAATGATGAAGAACCTAAAAAAAGAAGTAAACCAGTAGAAGAAAAGATTACTGAAACAGTAACTGAAGATAAACCTTTAACAGACATGGCCGGGTTACTTGCTAAGAGAGATGAACCTGTTTCAAGAAAAGCCTCAAATAAATATAGTCAAGACTTACTTGATAGTCTTGGTTATGGAAATGTTAACATAGGATAGAACATGGCAACTGAACGAAACCCATACGATAAGATACCAGAGGAAGTAGCTAACGTAGTACCTATGGTAGCAGAAGAAGAAGAACTAAATGCTACCTTTGAAGTTGATCCTACAGATGGTGGAGTAATCGTAGACTTTTCTGAAGAAGATACTGTAAGAATGTCTCCTTCAGAAGCTATTGAGAAGTGGTATGATAATTTAAATGATACTATAGAACAAGAAGACTTAGATGAGATAGCTAACCAAGTTATAAGTAGCTTTCAAGCTGACAAGGATTCCAGAGCAGAGTGGGAGTCTATGTTTGAACGTGGCTTTGATCTACTAGGTCTTAAGCTAGAGCCGGGGACAGATCCCTTTGATGGTGCATGTACAGCCGTACACCCATTGCTCATAGAGTCAGCAGTCAAGTTTCAATCTAAAGCATCAGCAGAACTATTTCCTGCCAGTGGTCCTGTTAAAGCTAACATCATGGGTAAGTCTACACCTGAGAAAGAGATGCAAGCTAACAGAGTACAGAACTTTATGAACTTTCAAGTAACTGAGCAGATGCCAGAATACTTTGATGAGTTTGAAAGAATGTTGTTTCATCTCCCCTTGATAGGTTCTGCCTTCAAGAAGGTTTACTATAGTGCTACTCTGCAACGTCCTGTCTCTGAGTTTATTCCTATTGATCAGTTCTATGTATCTTACTATGCAACTGACCTACGGAATGCTGACAGATATACACACTTAATCTATCGTAGCCCAGTTGATATGGAGAAAGATATTAAAGCTGGTGTCTATGATGACGTAGACTTACCAGAACCAGATGAAATTAATGTTACAGGATTCACACAGAAGTTAGACAACATTATTGGTATGTCTCCTTCTTCTGATAACGATCCACAGTATCTTCTACTAGAGCAGCATTGCTATCTAGACATAGAAGGTTTAGATGAATCACTTCCTTATATTGTTACAGTAGTAGAACAATCAAGGCAAGTGTTAAGTATTCGTAGGAACTATGAACAGAAAGACCCGAACAAAGAAAAGCGTAGTCATTTCGTACACTACCGTTTCGTGCCGGGGTTTGGTTTCTATGGATTAGGCTTGATACACTTCTTAGGTAATCTTACCATGAGTGCGACTGCTGCCATGAGGTCTCTCATAGACGCTGGTCAGTTCGCCAATTTACCGGGTGGTTTCAAGGCTAAAGGGTTGAGAATGGTCGGTGATAACGATCCAATCTCTCCCGGTGAGTTCAAGGAGGTTGAAGCAACTGGAATGGATCTCTCTAAGGCTATTATTCCCCTGCCTTATAAAGAGCCTTCCTCAACTCTATTCCAGATGTTGAATTTTGTAAGTGCTGCTGGTCAGCGTTTTGCAGACAGCACAGAGCAAGTTGTCTCTGATGCTGCCTCCTATGGGCCTGTCGGAACTACAATGGCTTTACTAGAAGCCAGTAGTAAGTTCTTTAGTGCAATCCATAAACGAATACATAAATCTCAGAAGGATGAATTTAGAATCCTAGCTAAGATAGACTTTGATTATCTACCAGAAGAATATCCTTATGATGTTCCTTTTGAAGATCGTAGTATATTTAAGAATGACTTTGATGGTCGTGTTGATATCATACCAGTATCTGATCCTAACATTCCATCTAACGCACACCGTATGATGATGGCTAACATGGCCTTACAAATGGCACAACAGTCACCACCCGGTATGTTTAACCTAGAGGCTTTGAATAGAACAATACTACAGGCAGCTAACATGCCTAATCTAGAAACTATTTTACCTGAGAAGGTTGAACCTAAACAGATGGACCCTGTGTCTGATATCATGGCTGCAACTAAGGGTATTCCTATTGCTGCCTTTCCGGGTCAGAATCATGAAGCACATATACAAACTAAGATGGCTTATCTCCAAGATCCTAAGAATGGGGCTAATCCTATCATGCAACGTATAGGTCCAATACTTCAAGCTAATATACAAGAACATTCTGTCATGCAGTATCAAGAACAAATGAATGGCGTAGCACAAGAAGTTCTACAAAAACTACCACCAGAACAACAACAGAATCCATCTGTAATTGAAATGGTAATGGCAGAAGCTGCACAAAAAGTTATGAATGCTAACCAAGCTGCTGGCATGGCTCAGTCACCTGAACAGCAACTCGTAGCTCTTGAACAAGCTAAAGTTGAACTAGAGAAACAGAAGCTACAACAAGATACGATTATTCAAGCTGCTGAAATGGAACTTAAAGAGAAGCAACTAGAGCTTGATGAGAACGCACAGATTATAGCTATGCTTGAATCTGGTGCTTCTGATAACTTTAAGAAAGAGAAGGCTGCATTAGATAGAGAATCTAAGAAAGAACTTAAGTCTATGGATGTTCTAGGTAAGTTAGCAGTAGAAGAAGAAAAACAAATGAGTGAAG